CACCCAATCTGGTGGTTCGATGGCTAATGCATACGGCGAAGTTCGCGTGCCCACCTATCTCGGTTGCCGCGTTATTGTTTCGGACGACGTGGAAACTGCCGGCTCTGGCGCTTCCACCGAGTATGCAACTTACGTTTTCTCGCCTGGCAGTGTTGCTAGCGGAGAGCAGGCCAATCTCGACATCGAGACAGACCGCGATGTGCTCGCTAAGTCTGACGCACTCGCTCTGGACGCTCACTACCTGTACCACCCTGTTGGTGCTAAGTGGGCAGTGACTACTGCTAATCCGACCCGCGCTCAGCTCGAAACTGCTTCTAACTGGAGCAAAGTTTTCGAGACCAAGAACGTAGGGATCATCCGGATTACCAACGTCAGCAATTTTGACTGATCGGAGGTAACTAACCATGGCATCCCTTTTTGAAATCGGCGCCGGTAAGGCGATTGGCTACACCTCTGGTGGAGCTGTCACCCAAGCGACCGACAAGAGCACTGGCGTAACGCTGAATCAGCCTTGCGGCCAGATCACTACCTCTGACGCCAGCCTGGCTGGTGGTGCTGAGGTTTCCTTCACCGTCACCAGCGACAAAGTTGCCGCTACTGATGTGGTTATGGTTTGCGTCGGCTCCGGCGCTTCTACCGGCACCTACATCGCAAGCGTTAGCGCTGTCGCTGCAGGTTCCTTTGATGTGACCCTGAGCAACGTTGGCACCACCGCTGGTGAGGCTCTCGTGCTGAACTATGCCGTCATGAAGTCTGCTGCTTCCTGATGGGGTTGTTCGCTTTTAAGCGACTCCGTGAACGTGAGGCTCTGGCGAAAGCTGGGGCCTCTTTTTCACAGGAAGAGTCGGCACCTAAAATTGATTTAACACCTGAAGAACCGACGGCCCCAAAACGTCGGAGAGGTCGAACCAAAACGGTAAAAGCCGATGGCAATCACGATTGACGCGACAGCCGGTGGCGCTAACGCAAACAGCTATTTAACGCTGGCTGCTGCTGATGCGATCGTTGATGGCATGGTGGAAAGCGACGATGTAACCGCCTGGGGCTCGGCTACTGACGATCAGAAAAACCGGGCTTTATACACTGCGGCACAACGTATTGACCGTGAACGGTTTTTAGGCGCTCGTGCGACTGATACGCAGTCTCTCCAATGGCCCCGTACCGGCGTCCGCAAGCCGGATACCTACATCAATACCTACTCGGTTGGTTTTCCTTTTCGGATCACTGCTGATTATTTCACTGATACTGAGATCCCTGATCAGGTGAAGCGTGCGCAAGTTGAGCTTGCGGTCTACCTGAACAACAACAAATCAGGGCTTGGCCTGAGTGGCCTTGAGGATTACAAGAACGTGAAGCTGGGCAGCCTGGACGTTACGCCTAACTTCAATGGTGCCACTGGCGCTGATCGTATTCCGCCAATGGTTGAGCGTTATTTCACTGGGCTTAGAATCAGTGGACCAGGCAACATCGCCGTTAAGCGGAGCTGATCATGGGTTACGCCTACCCCGGCGCTGAGTTTATTGACGACACGGCAGCGCATACAGGCCGGTTCGGCAAGATCTGCGCACTGGAAGATTCGGTGATCGCCAGCCTGTCGGCAGAGGATTACACCGGCAACACCCTTTCGGCTATTCCTCTGAAAGCCACTGGTGAGATGTACGGGGTGTTTACCAGCATCACGCTGACTAGCGGCACTGTCGTTGCTTACAAACTCTGATCATGTCAAAGGGATTTGGGCAAGGCGGTGCACACGATTACACGATCGGCGCCGAAATCATCAACGACACTGCCGCGCATACCGGCAGGTTTAATCACATCGACTTTTACGAGAACACCACGATTGACACGCTGGTAGCTGAGAACTACACCGGCAATAGCCTTGACGGTGAAAGCATCCCGGCTGGCTTTCATATCGTTGGCGTGTTCACCAGCATCACGCTGCAAAACGGCGCCTGCATTGCGTATCGGGTCTGATGGCACTTGCTTCCTCGCTACAGAAAGTCGCGGCCAAGGTGATCAGCACTTTCGGCCAGACCGTAACGGTTCAGTTCTTTAGCTACGGAAGCTATAACCCGGAAACGGGTGCCATGGTCAAATCTTCTAGCAACAGCGAGATTAAGGGCATTTTGCAAGACATCACCGAACGTGAGGTGAATGAGCTTGTGCAGGCCACTGATAAAAAGCTGCTGGTAGCCAAGAACGCTTTAACCAGCGTGCCGAACACAGAGGATAAGGTATCCATTGGCGGCAGCGTTTATCAGGTGATTGAAGTGAAGACCGAGCAGGTGCAGGGTTCCAACATCTATTACGAACTGATCCTGAGGGGCTGATATGGCCAGGGAAATCAAGATCGGCCAGATCGGAGATTACCTGCAGGATCGAGTAGAGCTGCTGTTGCGCACTACTGTTTTGGAGACTGACAAAAGGGCAAAAGAAGGCAGCCCGGTAGATACTGGCCGCTTCAAAGTAAGTTGGCAGATCGGTGAGAATGACGCATCAGGAGTGCCAGCACCTGAGGGCGACTATGGCAACACACTTACCCCACCCAAAGGCACCAACTACATCCCAGGCCAAGAACGCCTTGGCAATGTTTATAGCGTTCACAATAATCTGCCCTATGCCGAACCGTTGGCGCAGGGCCACAGTCCACAAGCTGATGCAGGCTGGGTGGATGCTATAGCCAAAGATATGCAAGCGTATGTAGATTCCAACTGGCGCAAAATCTCTAGAGAGAGCTGATGGCAGCAATCGACCTAAATACTCTCCGGTACACGATTGAAGGCCGGATGAAAACGGAGTTTGACGCCATGCCGGCGTATCACGTTGCGTTTCACAATACGCCTTATGTGCCAACGCCTAATTCGACGTGGCTGCAATGCCTAGTGTCGTTCGGCGTTAATTCGTACCTGACGCAAGGCGGCACCACCGGCAGTGATAACAGCGTTCGGGGTGTCATGGCCATCAACATTTTTACGCCGAAGGGCGACGGCCCAGGCGCTAACTACACGATCACCAAGCGTGCGCGTAACCTGTTCAACCGCCAGGTTGTTTCCGGCATCATCTTTGATGCAGTGAACGGCCCTGAGGTTGTGGCTACTCCGATCCCTGAGGGTTTCTTTCAAACCCAAATGCGCGTGACGTTTGAGGCATTTGAGAGCCTCTAATACTGATCGCTAAAATTACCGTAAACCTACCTTGGTTCAACCATGGCCTTTTTTCGTGGCGAGGAAGGCTCCGTCAGCTTTGAAAAGGATGGGGGCACTAACGCTGCCATCACTTCGACCCGCAGCTGGAGCCTGACCGTAAATAAGGAACTGCTGGAAGTCACCGACCATGGCGACACCAGCCGTGCCTATGTCGGCGGGCTGATCTCTGGTGAAGGCACCGTTGAAGTGCTCTACACCGCTTCCAGCGCTGACGAAACCAACGATTTCATTAGCGACATCTTCACCACCGAAGATGGCGGCGATGCAACCTTTGAGCTGTTCCTGGACACCTCTGGCACTAAGAAACTGAGCTTTGCAGGGATCATCACCTCTGCTGAGTACAGCGCCACTGTTGGCGAGCTGGAAGTGATCACCTGTAATTTCACCGTCAACGGTGCTATTACTGAGGCAATCTGAGGCTGCTTCTTTTGGCAGGTGGTGATAGTCTTGGCCTGCTTATGGGCCTTGATTGTTAATGCCTGCCAAAACCCGTGCAGTTGATCTCCTGATCAGCTCTTTTGATCTGAACCAACGGCGCAAATTCGTCGTTAAGGGTGCTGATGGACAGCCTGTACTTGACTTGTATTTCAAGCCAATTACGCGATCCGATCGGCAACGGGCCACGACGCTTGCCAACAGCGAAGAGGCACTAGAAATCAGCACCCAGATGCTGTGCCAAATGGCAGAGCTAGAGGATGGCAGCAAGGCGTTTGAACCTGGCGACGCGCCAAAGCTCAAGCGCCAACTGCCTGAATCGGTGCTGAACGAACTTGAGCTGTTCCTGTTTGGCCTTGGCGATGACGCCAACTTGCAGGAAGCAAAAAACGACTAAAGCAGGATGGGTGGCTCTTCTTTGAGTTTCACCTGGCCTGCGATTTAGGCATGACTGTAAGCAGGCTCCGCACCGAATTAACCGATGCGGAGTTCATGCACTTTGCTGCCTACTATGAGGTCAAAGCCGAAATGGAAAAAGAGCAATCAGATCGGGCCAAGTCATCCCGTCGGTAGACTTGAGCCACGAGAGGTAGCACCGTGGCTGAGGCTCAGGTAAGGCTAAACGTAGATACGCGGCAAGCTGTAACCGGCCTCAGAAAAGCTCAGCAGGAAACCAGAAAGCTAGAAACCCAGGTCAACCGGACTAGCAAGGCAACGGCCAGCGCTACTGCCAACGTTCAACGCTTTGGCATTGCGTTCCGTTCCGTTGTTGGTCCGGTTGTTGCTATTACTGGCGCGGTCAACCTGCTTGGCCGCAGCCTGAAAACTCTTGGCGAGCGTCAGGCTGATGCTGCTGCATTAGAGAATGGCCTGCGCAAAGTTGGTGCTGCTGCTGGCGAATTAGAGCGCCTGCAGAAGGTGGCAGATCGGCTGGGTAAGGCGACGTTATTTAATCAGGAAGATTTCACCCGAGGCTTTGCGCTTCTTACTAGCTTCCAGACCATTGCAGTTAGCAGTTACCAGCGCGTTGCTGAGGCTGCTGCAGACGTTGCGCAGGTCACCAAGCAAGACGTAAACAGCTCTCTGCTGCAGTTGGCCAAGGCGTTGCAGGATCCCGTCAAGGGCCTTACGGCGCTTTCACGGGCTGGCACGCAATTTACTGACGCACAAAAAGAGGTCATTAAAAAGCTGGTTGAGGCCGGCAAGGCTGCTGAGGCCCAGGACTTCATCCTTAAGGAGATTGAGAAGCAGTACGGCGACGCGGCCAAGGCTGCTGGCAGTGCTGGTTATGCGGGCGCTGTTGACAGCTTGGGCGAGAGCTTCCGTGACTTCCAAGAGCAGCTGGCCAAGGGTGTTGAGCCTGCGGTAACCAAGGTTCTCAACGTGATGACAGATCTATTCGATCTGTTCTCGAAGATTCCCAAAGAAGCGGGCCAGATGGCCGCACAAATCGGCGTTGCAACTGCCGCTTACATCGCTTTGCAAAAGGCGATGAAATCAGTGCTGGCGTTGCAGATGGTTGAGTTCCTTAGGCAGCAAATTGCGCTGTATCGGTTCTTTGGCGCTTCCATCTACTTTGCAGCCGGAGCACAAAAAGCGTTTGCTGCTGCCAGCGTTTTGGCCAAGGGTGCCTTGGTGGCATTGCCATTTGCGTTGGTGGCGCTGGCGGTAAAAACCTATTACGACGAGACAGAGCAAGCCAAGAAAAATACACAGCTGTTTGAGCAAGCATTAAAAGGCCAGACCACTGAGCTGCTGCAAACAGCATTGGCTGCAGAGATTGCAACTCAGGCTTTGCAGCAGCAAAAGGTTGCAAGTCTTGCATTGTCTGAATCCGGCAAGACGGGTGGCGGCTTTGCCGAGATAGCAGCCAAGAAAGCGCTTGACGCTACCAATGCTCGCATCCTCAAGCTGCGCGATGAATTGAACATTGCGGCAGAGCGTGATGAGGCCGAATATCAGCGGCAGCAAAACGCGACCAAGGATCTAACCAAGGCGAGCAAGAAAAAGGATATTTCGCAGAAGCAGCTTGAACTAGAGAACCTATTGCGTGAAGCCAAGGTCAAGGGCAATGCTCAAGAGGTTGCCTATATCGAAAAACTGCTAGAGCGTGAACAGATCATGCAGCGCGAGATGAAGTCGCGTGAACGCATGAATGCATTACTGCAGACTGAGTTTGATTATTCAGAGAAGATCAAAGCCCTGCGGCAAGAGATTGCGGACGCCTTTGCCGGTGCTGCTGTAACTCCTGGCCAGTTCGGTGGTGAGTTTGGCGGGATCTTTGAAAAGGGTGGTGAGCGCACCCAGCACTTAGAGGAACTGAAAAAGAAATTCAAAGAGCTTCAAAGCCCGATGCTGGCGATTAAAAATATCTCTGGCGGTATTGCCGATGCATTCTCAACGTCCATTGCTGGCATGATCAATGGCACGATGAGTGCCAAGCAAGCGCTGGCGAATTTCTTCCAGTCAATATCGCAAAGCTTCCTAAATATGGCGACCGACATTATCAAGGCCGCCATTCGGATGATGGCATTCAAGATTATTTCTAGCCTGTTCCCCGGTGTTGGTGCTGCCTTTGGCGCTAGCAACATGACAGCCCCAGGGCTTAGCGGTGCTGGCGCATTAGGCGGCAAGGTTTCCGGCCTTGGCATTGGCGGTTCTTTAGGCGGTGCCAGCTACGGCGGCGGCGGTGTTGGTGCTGGCATTGGTGGTTCAATCTCTGGCGCTACCTTTGGCGGCTTCAAAGCTCGCGGTGGTCGGGTTAGCGGCGGACGTGGCTACATCGTTGGAGAGAACGGGCCAGAGTATTTCAGGCCGGGCATTGGGGGCAAAATCACTCCTAATCACAAGCTGCCCAGGATGGTTGATTTGGGCGGCAAGTTTATGCCATTCCATCCGCTCTTTATGGCGGCAATGTTTGGCATTGGAAACTTCGGTGGCAACCGGCAGGGCGTAATGGAAAGTTTTGGCGCACGGTTTGGCCATGCCACTCCGCGTGCAAACGGTGGTCCCGTTTCGCCGGGCTCCAACTACATGGTTGGAGAAAAAGGCCCTGAGCTGTTTGTTCCTCGCGGTGGCGGTGGTGGCGGCGGTGCAATGGTGGTGGTCAACGTAGACGCCAAAGGCACTCAAGCTGAGGGCAATGAGCCCAATGCGAATAAGCTGGGCGAAGCAATTGGCATGGCAGTTCGGCAGGAACTGGTACGCCAGAAACGACCCGGAGGATTGCTCGCATAATGGCTACTTTCCCTTCGATTACGCCTACCTACGGCGCACAAAAGAGCAGCCAGCCGAAGGTAAAAAAAATTCAGTTTGGCGATGGTTACGAACAGCGTTTGCTGTATGGCATCCCCGGCCACATGAACCCTAAGGAATGGTCTTTGACTTGGGAGGTGTCAGAGACTGACGCTGACACGATCGAAACGTTTTTAGATGCCAGGGCAGAAGATGCGGCATCGTTTGATTGGACGCCGCCAGATGAAACCACTTCTTACAAGTGGGTTTGTGAGCAGTGGACCAAGCGGATCCCATTTGTTAATCGGGCCACCATTACGGCTACCTTCCGTGAGGTGTTTGAGCCCTAATGGCTAACCCGCATTCAGAACTACAGAAGGTCAACCCAAGCAGCATTATTGAACTGTTTGAGCTTGAGCTGTCTGCGGCCCTGCATGGTGTTGACTTTACCTACCGCTTTCATGCCGGCACCAATCAATTCAACAGCAACGGCGACATCATTTGGGATGGGAACACCTATAGCCGGTTTCCTATTCAGGTTGAGGGGTTTGAATACAAAGCCGACAGTGGCACGCTGCCCAGGCCAACGGTGCGTGTGTCCAACATGTTTGGCACGATTACAGCCGTCTTGCTTAGCGTCAATGCTTCCAATGCTGGCAACGATCTAACAGGCGCCAAGCTGACGCGCATTCGCACTTTGGTGCGTTACATCGACGACGCCAATTTTCCTGACGAGGCAAGCAATCCTTATGGCACGGCTGACACTTCTAGTGTCATGCCATCTGAGATTTATTACATCAGTCGCAAGGTTGCTGAGACCCGTGATCTAGTCGAATTTGAGGCGTCAGCTGTATTTGACTTGGCCGGCATCAGGGCTCCCAAGCGCCAATGCCACGCCAACCTTTGCCCATGGATCTACAAGGGTTCAGAGTGTGGCTATAGCGGCACTGATTATTACGACGAGAACGACAAGGCCGTTACCGATAGCGCCGATGACAAATGCGGCAAAAAGCTAAGCAGCTGCCAAGTTCGTTTTGGGGAAGAAAATGAATTACCCTTTGGCGGGTTCCCTGGCATCGGCGCGTTTAACGGATGAAGAAAACGGCCAAGGCAAAAGCGCTTGAGCACGCGAAGGCAGAAGACCCGCGTGAATCATGCGGTTTGCTGGTCATCATCAAAGGCCGTGAGCGGTATTGGCCATGTAAAAATCTGGCTGAGGGTAGTGATCTCTTTATCCTCGATCCAGTCGATTACGCCGCCGCTGAGGATCAAGGTGAAGTCGTAGCAATCATCCATAGCCATCCGGTAACGCCGCCACAACCAAGCCAAGCAGACCGAGTGGCTTGCGAAAAGTCTGGGTTGCCTTGGTACATCATTAACCCTAAGACTGAGCAATGGGGTGAATGCAAGCCAGAGGGCTACAGAGCGCCGTTGATTGGCCGTGAATGGGTTTGGGGTGTAACCGACTGCTGGACCTTGGTTCGGGACTGGTACGCCGAGCAGGGGATTGAACTGCGCGACTGGGACAGGCCAACGACGCCTGAAGAGTTCAACAGCCAGCCGATGTTTGATGACTGCTGGGAGGAGATCGGTTTTAGAGAGGTGAAGCTAGAAGAGATGCAAGAGGGCGACGCCTTGCTAATGGCTATTGAGTCAAACAAGTTGAATCATGTTGGCGTTTATATCGGTGATCAGCTGGTGTTGCATCACCTCAGGGGCCGGCTTAGCTCTAGAGACCTTTTAGGGGAATGGCTCCTAAAATGCACTGGCAAGGTGCTGCGATACGATGCGCGAAATTAAGCTCTACGGCGCACTTGCAAAGTTTGTAGGTAAGCGGCGCTTTTTAGCTGAAGTTTCTAGCGCTGGTGAAGCCATAAGGATGCTGCTGGCTAATTTTCCAAAGCTGGAAAGGCACATGACCGAACAGCATTACAAAGTCATAGTTGATAACTCTGAGCGCGACGTTGATGAGATCAATTTTCCTGCATCAGGCTGTATTCAAATTGTCCCGGTGATTGGTGGTGCCGGTGGTGTAGGCAAAATCATTGCCGGCATTGCATTGATTGCGGTTTCGGTGTTTGTGCCTGCTGCAGCCTTTGGCCTTACTTCTATGTTTGCTGTTGGTGCTGTTGGCGCCAGCTTGGTGCTTGGCGGTGTTGCACAGCTGCTAAGTCCTACGCCGCAGATGGGGCAATTCGGGCCAGTGTCATTCAACCCGACGACAGCTAATAAGACCACTGAAAATACGGAGATGGATCCGCAAGCGTCTTATAGCTTTAGCGGCATTCAAAACGTTTCAAGGGCTGGCGTCAGCGTTCCCCTGATCTTTGGTGAAACCATAGTCGGCTCGGTTGTTATCTCTGCCGGCATCGACGTAGATAACATCTGATCATGGCAGACAAAGATAAAAACCAGATCATTGGCGCTGGTGGTGGCGGTGGCGGTGGCCAAACAGTCGTCCAGCAAACGGTACAAGTTCAGCAATCTGCTGCGCCTGCAGTTCGCACGCCAACGCGAACGGCTGACAACTTGGCCTCTACGGCCTATGGCAATATTTTGGACCTTATTTCAGAAGGCGAGATTGAGGGTTTCCCTTCTGCAAGAAATTACACCAGGGGCACTGACAATTACAACAAAGCACTGCTAAAAGACGTTTATTTAACTGATACGCCAATCCTTAGATCCGGCGCTGATGTAACTGACCTGTCGGATTCAGACTACAACTTCAAAGGCGTAACAGTAGAGACTAGGTACGGCACCAACGCGCAAAGCTATATCTCAAAATTTGGCGCGACTGAAGACATTCAATCGGTAAACATTGAAGTTAAACAAGCAACGCCAGTAACCCGGCAGATTACTGATACCAACGTTGACGCCGTGCGAATCAGCATGGCCGTTAGCCGTCTTGAGCGTGGCACCAATGAAGGTGACATCCTTGGCACATCCGTCACCATTCGGATTGATGTTCAGTACAACGGCGGCGGTTTTACCGAAGCCAAGCGCGACACAATTAGCGGCAGAACAGCCGATAAATATGAGCGCGATTATGTCATTGATTTAGACGGCGCTTTCCCTGTTGATATTCGCGTTGTCCGCGAATCTGGCGATTCTTCAGACACCAACGTTAGCCCAACATTCTTCACGGCTTACACCGAGCTTATTTATCAAAAGCTCCGTTATCCAAACAGCGCATTGGTTGCATTGCGCTTTCAGGCTGAACAGTTCAACTCAATCCCTGCGCGTTCATATCGCATACGAGGGATCAAGGTTCAGCTGCCTAACAATGCCACGGTTGACCAAGATACTGGCAGGGTCACTTATAGCGGCACTTGGACCGGAACCTTTGGCGCTGCGCAATGGTGTAGCGATCCGGCCTGGGTGCTATTCGACCTTTTGACCAGCAAGAGGTACGGTTTTGGGGATCATATTGAAGCCGCTCAATTAGATAAATTTGCGTTCTATTCTGCCAGCCAGTATTGCAATGGACTTGTTGATGATGGCTTTGGTGGAAAAGAGGCTCGGTTTAGCTGTAATGCTCTGATTCAAAATCAATACGAGGCATACAAGCTAATCAATGACCTGTGCAGCGTTATGCGCTGTCAGCCGTACTGGTCAACCGGCACTTTGACTATTACGCAGGATAAGCCAACTGATCCCAGCTATCTATTCACACGGGCCAATGTCACTGAGGATGGCTTTAGCTATGCCGGCTCTGACCTTAAAACTCGGCACACTGTCGCCATTGTTGGTTACCTAGATCTTGAAACCCGCGAGATCAATTACGAGGTTGTAGAGGATCGTGACGCCATTGAAAAATACGGCGTTGTTACCACTCAGATCAAAGCGTTTGCTTGCACCTCACGCGGCCAAGCGAACCGTTTGGGCCAGTGGATTCTCTACACCGAACAGCAAGAGCACGAGGTACTCACCTTTGCTACCTCTATTGATGCGGGCTCACTTATCCGCCCAGGTGCGGTTGTAGACGTTCAGGATCCAGTTAGGGCAGGCGTTCGCTTTGGTGGCCGGATTGTTGCTTCTGGGGCCAAAACTATCAACGTTGATGATGCCACTGGCCTGCCGGATGACGATGCCACGCTAAGCGTAATCCTGCCTGATGGCACGGTTGAAACCAAAAACATCATCAGCCGTACCGGCACATTGATCACAGTTGATGAGAACTGGTCAACACAGCCCAATGCAAACAGCATTTGGATTATTCAAACCGACTCACTGCAAACGCAGCAGTATCGAGTTTTAAGCGTTCGGGAAACCGATGGCCACGTTTATGAAATCACCGGCCTTAAATACAACGTCAGCAAGTATGACCATGTTGAACGCGGCTACGCATTGCAATCCCGCACGATCAGCAACCTAAACGCAATACCTAATCCACCGTCCAGCCCGAAAGCAGAGGAAAAGTTTTACGCGCAGAACGATAAAGCCAAAGTCAAAATTGTTGTCAGCTGGTCTGCTGTTAAAGGCATCCCCCAATACAAGGTGCGCTATAGGGCCGGCGACGATAACTGGGAAACGGCGACCGTCACCAAGCCTGATTATGAAATCCTAGACACCAGAGCAGCGACTTACACAATTGAGGTTTACAGCATCAATTCATTGGGCCGGCAGTCCAGTGATTTTGCCAGCCTGAGCTTTGCTGCTATTGGCAAAACTGCAGTTCCTGCTGATGTGCAGAATCTGCGCTTTGAAGCTACTAGCGACAAAGAGGGAACACTTAAATGGGATGAGACGACCGATCTTGACGTTAAAAACGGCGGCAAGGTTTATATCCGCCACAGCAGCCTTATTGATGGCAGCGCCAGTTGGAGCAATTCAGTTGACCTGATTGAGGCAGTTGCGGGCAGCTCTACTAGCGCCAAAATCCCGCTAATTGAAGGCGAAGTGCTGGTGAAGTTTGCCGATGATGGCGGCAGGCTTAGCACCAATGAAACCAGCGTGATCATTGATCTGCCTGACACGCTTGGCCGGCTGCTGGTAGAAGATCGGCGGGAGGATCAAGACGCCCCGCCATTCCAAGGAAATAAAACTGATTGCTTCTATGACGAAACCTACGACGCGCTGATCATTGACGGCGATGAGGATTTTGACGATGTGACCGACGTTGATGAGCTTGACTTTTTTGATGTTCTTGGCGACGTGCTATCAAGCGCCACTTATGAGTTCACAAACACGCTTGATCTTGAAAGCGTTTATTCGTTGGATCTTGAGCGTCGTTTTGTTACTCGTGGTTTTTATCCCGGTGATCTTGTCGATAGCCGGAATGAAAACGTCGATAGCTGGGATGACTGGGATGGTGATGTAGTGGACAAGGTAAACGCCAAATTGTTCGTGCGAAGAACGGACGACGACCCAAGCGGCAGCCCGACTTGGAGCAGCTGGCAGGATTTTGCCAACGGTACGTTTAAGGCCAGGGCTTTCCAGTTCAAAACTGAACTCAGCTCTACGGATACAGCGCAAAACATCCTTGTGGATGAGCTGGGCTATTTAGCGCAGTTTGCCCGTCGTACAGAGCAAAGCGCCAGTGCGGTGGCCAGCGGCGCCGGAGCTAAAGCGATCACATTTGGAAATGGCTTCTTTACCGGCACGGCATCACTGCTTGGCAGCAACAGCTATTTGCCTAGCGTCGGCATTACTGCTCAGAATATGCAGAGCGGTGATTATTTTGAGGTGAGCAGCGTTAGCGGCACTGGTTTTACGGTGACGTTCAAAAATAGCGGCGGCACTGCTATTGACCGCAACTTCAATTGGTCGGCAACTGGTTACGGCAAGGCCGGATAGAGTGGGTGAAATTCTGGTCGAAACGTTGTGGCGACTCATGATTATGTAATCGCCAATGGCACGGGCAGTGCCGTTAGGAGTGATCTCAATAATGCCCTGGCCGCGATTGTCAGCAATAACAGCAGCAGCACCGAGCCCGCTACCACCTACGCCTATCAGTGGTGGGCTGATACCAATACCGCAACCCTCAAACTGAGGGATTCCAGCGATAGCTCTTGGATAACCGTTGGCGCTCTTGGGTCGGCCAACCTTGGCTTGCTGACCACCAGCAGCGCTAGCAGCACCTACATGGCGAAGGCTGGCGGCACCTTTACCGGCGCTGTCACGCTTGGCAATGCTGCCTCTCTGGTATTTGAAGGCGCAACCGATAACGACTTCGAGACCACGCTGGCGGTTACCGATCCCACGGCGGATCGCACCCTGACGCTGCCTAATGCCACTTCAACCTTGGCAGGGCTTGCGATCACTCAGAGCTTTACCAAAGCACAGCGCGGCACGATTACCAGCTTTAGCAGCAGCTCTGGCACGGCAACGCCTGACTTTGCAGCGGCTAATAATTTCAGCATCACGCTGAGCGAGAACACCACGCTGGCAAATCCAAGCAACCTGACGGCTGGGCAATCTGGCGTGATCTTTATCACCCAAGACAGCACGGCGAGAACGCTTGCGTTTGGTAGCTACTGGGATTTTTCTGGTGGTAACCCGCCTACGATTTCAACTGGGAGTGGAGCGGTAGATGCACTGGCTTATGCGGTGCGAACTACGACTAGCATCCACGCAACACTGCTCACCAACTTCAGCTGATCAATGGGTATCCCCGGAAGCGCCAATTTTCTGCTTGCTGGTGGTGGAGCGCCTGCGTATGAGATCGAGCAGAGCTTGCGGTTTGATGGGAGTTCGTACTTGTATCGGACCAACTCTGGCACTGGCAGTCGTGACATTTACACGTTTAGTTTTTGGGTAAAACGTGCGGCGTTAGGCGGTAACCATACAATTTGGAGTGTTGATGGTGAAGCAAACAGCCAGCAAACCAGCGGGCATGATATTCGGTTTGTAAATGGCAGCAGTTATGCTACAAACGATGAGCTTATTTTTTCAAGTTATATAAGACCCTTGCGTGCCACTACCGGCGTGCAAAGAGATCCAAGCGCCTGGGCGCATTATGTAATTGCAGTTGACACGACACAGGCAACACAAAATGACCGCATAAAAATGTGGGTCAATGGTGATTCAACGATTACTGATGCTATCAACACAGGTTATTGGCCGGGTCAAAATCAGGATACAACGCCAAACCGCTCAGGAGATCCGGTTGAGATCGGGCGAAATACTCGCAGCTCTTCTGAATATGGAAATTTCTATTTAGCAGAATTTCATTATGTTGATGGCACAGCGTATGACGAAACTAGCTTTGGTGAATACGACGATAACGGTGTCTGGCGTCCCATTGAAGTAAGCGGACTGAGCTACGGCACAAATGGTTGGTATATGAAGTTCGACCCCAGTGCCACCAACGGCATCGGTCACGACCACAGCGGCAACGGTAATAACTTCACCGCTTCTGGCTTCACTACCTCCGGCACTGGTACGGACGTGATGTTTGACACGCCGACGACGAACTATCCAACGTGGAACGCACTTGAAAGGGGTGACGATCCGGCAAGCTCAATGGGCGTTGATCTTAGTGAAGGGAATCTCGTCGCGGCAATGAATCGTGATGTAGGTGATGGTGCTTGGGTTGCCAACTTCACGGTTCCTAAATCAGGCAAGTGGTATTGGGAAGTTGAGCAGCTTACCGCTGGCAGTCCAAATCCATTTATCAGTACCGGCATTATTGCTTACCCATGGACTTGGAATAGTTCTGATTACGTTAGTTATCAATCACGGGGCAGAATTACCAAGGACTGGAATGGAGTTACTTACCAAAGCGTTACCGCTTGGGGCGCAGGGTATGGAAATGCAAGTGATGTTTGCGGGGTAGCTGTAGACGCTGACAATAATACCGTTCAGTATTATGTAAATGGAACGGCAATAGGCAACACTGAATCATATTCAGGAAATAGCTATACCTATGTTCCGTTCACCTCGACGGCGGCAAATACTGCCCAAAACGTACGGTACAACTTCGGACAACGCGCCTTTGCCTACACCCCACCGACCGGCTTCAACGCACTGAACACCGCCAACCTGCCCGCGCCGGACATTGCGGATGGGTCGGATTATTTTCAGACCATTACTTACAGCGGAACTTCAGCAGCCAGAAGTCTTACGGTTGCAGACAACAGCGGCAATGGTTGGCAGCCTGATCTTGTTTGGATTAAGTCAAGAAACGACAACTATTACCACCGGACAATAGATGCAGTTCGTGGAGCAACAAAAGAGATTTATCCCAACGACACAGGTGTAGAAGCAACAGTTGCAACCAGTCTGACATCGTTCAATAGCGATGGTTTCTCGCTTGGCAGTTCTGGCGCTGTTAATGAAACTAACAAGACATTTGTCGCTTGGAACTGGAAAGCAGGCGGCAGCGGCTCAAGCAACACCTCTGGCAGTATCACCAGCACGGTAAGCGCCAACCCCTCCGCTGGGTTCTCGATTGTTGCTTGGGCAGGAACTGGTACTGCAGGAACAGTGGGTCATGGCTTAGGCGTGGCTCCAGGAATGATTATCGTCAAAAACAGAACTTTAAGTCGTTTTTGGCCGGTTTACCATTACTACATGCACCAAACTTCTGCGCCAGAAACGCTGACCTGCGAGCTAGACAGAGACGTTTCCCGCGCTACGGTTGATTTCTGGAACAATACAGCTCCAACTTCGACAGTTTTTAGCGTAAAAACCAGCGATAAAGTCAACGCCTTAAACAGTAACTACATCGCCTACTGCTTTGCCGAAGTCGAAAATTATTCACGCATAGGCAAATACACCGGAAATGGATCCAGCGATGGTCCGTTTGTGTATTGCGGGTTTAGACCTGCATACATTCTGTTCAAGCGCACAGATGCGGTTGGCAGCTGGTTTGTACGTGACGCAGAAAGGGATCCGTACAACGGCACAATTAGAGAGTTTTATCTTGATGCCAATGGCAACGAATATACGGTTCCAGACATAGACTTTTTAAGTAATGGGTTCAAAATTAGAGTGCCCGGCAATTATCTAGATCGCAACGCAACTAATGGACACTATATATTTGCCGCATTTGCTGAAAACCCATTCGGCGGGGAAGGTGTTTCGCCCGCTACCGCCCGCTGACCTATGAAACGGGCACACACCACCGCTACTATCTAGCCATGGGATTTCTAATCAACGGTCAGCCTCTTGCGGTTGGTCGCCCCTTCACTGACGCAGACGGTACGCAGTACCCGTCTAACTGGCTGCGCCTTGCCAGCGAGGATGAAAAGGCTGCAATCGGCATTACCTGGGAAGCAGATCCTGCTCCGGTTGATAACCGCTTCTACTGGGACCACGATCTCCCCAAGCGGCTTGAAGATGAGCCTGCTGTTGATCCAGACGGCGACCCAGTGCTGGATGCTGATGGCGTTCAGATCATCAACAAAGGTCTGAAGACTGAGTGGGTTGCCCAGCAAAAGCAAATCGCTGGCAGCCTGCTGGCACCTACTGACTGGTACGTCACCCGCAAGGCTGAAACTGGCGCCGCCATTCCGGCTGATGTCTTGGCTTACCGCGAAGCAGTCCGCACCACTAGCGGCACCCGCGAGGCTGAAATCAACGCCTGCACCACCACCGAAGAGCTGGCAGCGTTGCTGACTAATCTGGCTGAGGTGTACGACGAGGCAACTGATTCAAGGGTTGCGAACACTGAACCGTTCATCACGCCTTGGCCTGAGCAATAAACCAGCTCCCTAAACTGGTTTTGGGAGGTGACTTATGGCCGTTGAACCTGGCATCTATAACTTTTCAGTGCAGAGAGCTGCAGACCATGAGCTTGTCTTGATTTTCAAAGACAGCAATGGGGATGCCATCGACCTGACTGATTGGACCGTCGCCTCCCAGGCTTGGGATGAAGACCGCAGCACAAAATATGCGGACTTCACGGTGACCTACACCGACCGCACAGCCGGCACGGTGAAATTGTCGCTGTCTGATGAAGACACCGACGATTTCCCTGCCGAGTTGCGCTATGACGTGTTGCTAACCAATTCCGATGGCCTAAAAGAGTATTACCTAGAGGGCACCATCTATGTAAGCCAGGGGTACACGCGATGAGCCGCAACACTGTCACGATTCAAACCAGCGGCAGAACCAACACGGTTGAGATCGCTACTCAAGGTCCGCAAGGTCCGCAAGGCGCAGCAGGAAGCAATTTCCAGCTGACCAGCACCGATAAAGTGAACAAGAGCATTATTTACTACGACTCCAGCGCCGGCACTTTTGTTGCTGACGACACCTGGACTACCGACACGCTCACCGACGGAGGCAATTTCTAAGCCATGGCCAACACCCTTCGCATCAAACGCCGGGCGTCTGGCGGCAGTACTGGCGCTCCTACTTCACTGGAGAATGCCGAACTCGCGTATAACGAGTCGGATGCCGGTAATGGCATTTTGTACTACGGCTATGGCACTGGCGGTGCTGGCGGTAGTGCTACCAGCGTTGTTGCTATCGGTGGCGACGGTGCTTACGTCAGCCTGACGGGCACCCAAACGATCAGCGGCAATAAGACGTTTACCGGCACGGTTGACCTCAGCGGCGCAACCCTGAGCGGCAACACCACCTTTAGCAACAACTTGGTTGTTACTGGTGACCTGACCGTCAACGGCACCACTACGACGGTGAACAGCACCACCGTTTCGGTGGATGATAAAAATATCGAACTGGGCTCTACCGCAAGCCCGTCTGATGCCTCAGCCGACGGCGGCGGCTTGACCCTTAAGGGTGACTCTGACCACACTTGGAATTGGGTTAATTCGACTGATGCTTGGACTAGCTCCGAGCACATTGACCTTGCCTCTGGCAAAGAGTTCAAGATCGCCGGCACCTCTGTATTGAGCGGCAGCACTTTGGGCTCTGGCGTCACGGGTTCAAGCCTGACCAGCGTTGGGACTCTGACCTCTGGTACTTGGTCCGCCAGCACCATTGCAGTCAACAAAGGTGGCACCGGCCAGACCACCTACACCAACGGCCAGCTGCTGATCGGTAATACCACCGGCAACACGCTTGCCAAAGCCACGCTTACTGCTGGCTCAAACGTCAGCATCACAAACGGCGCTGGCAGCATCACAATTGCCGCAACGGACACCGACACCACCTACACGGCTGGTGATGGTCTTGATCTGACTTCTACCACTTTCAGCGTTGACCTTAAAGCCAATGGTGGCTTGGTCATTGAAAGTGGCGAGATCGCTGTTGACCTTGCCGCTTCCAGTATTACTGGTGTTCTCGCAGTCGCAGACGGCGGCACCGGCTCTAATAGCTCGTCAGGTGCACGCACCAACCTTGGCCTTGGCACAATGGCCACTCAGAACTCAAATAGCGTCAGCATCACTGGCGGTTCCATTGATGGAATCACCTTCGATGGCGGCACGTTCTGAGGTGACTAAATGGCAAACGTCATTCGGCATAAGCGGGGGACTAGCAACCCCGCTTCAGGTGATTTCAGCCAAACCGCTGAGCTTTTAGTTAATACCTCTGATGGTGGCCTGTTCACCAAAACAGATGGTGGCAGCGTTGTAGAGGTTGGCTCTAATGCCAGCAATCTGAGCACCGGCACCGTTCCATCTGGGCGGTTGTCGGGTTCTTATGGCATCAGCGTTACGGGCAGTTCTGCTAGCTGCACTGGTAACGCGGCCAGCGCCACCGTGCTGCAAACTGCCAGGACGATTGGCGGCGTGTCATTTAATGGCTCTGCCAATATCAACCTGCCAGGAGTCAACACTGCAGGTAATCAGAACACCAGCGGGAATGCTGCCAGCGCCACTGTGCTGCAGACGGCTCGCACTATTGGCGGCGTGTCGTTCAACGGCTCGGCAAACATCAACCTGCCAGGGGTCAATACCACCGGCAATCAAAACACCAGCGGTAGCTCGGCTAGCTGCACCGGCAATGCGGCTACTGCAACGACGCTGCAGACGGCTAGGACCATTGCGCTTGGTGGTGACTTAAGCGGTTCTGCTTCTTTCAATGGCAGCGCCAACATCACTATTACTGCGGCTGTTGCTGATGACAGCCACAACCACGTCGTAAGCAATATCGACGGACTGCAGACGACCTTAAACGACAAGGCCTCGCTAACTTCGGCGCAGACTTTCACGCTCGCCCAGCGTGGTCAGGTTGATGCTTTAAGCAGTGCTTCAACGATCACGCCAAACTTTGCCAACTCAAATAATTTCTCTATCAGCCTTTCAACCAATACCACTATTGCTAACCCTTCCAACCTGACAGCGGGCCAGAGTGGTGCTATCGCAATCACTTACAACGGCGGTTATACCGTCGCCTTCGGCTCCTACTGGAAGTTCGCTGGCGGCACTGCACCGACCGCAACCAGCACTAGCGGAAAGGTTGACGTGCTGGTGTACTACGTCGAAAGCAGCACTAGGATTAGCGCTCAACTTCTGCTCAACATGGGTGGCTAATGGCTGCTAAATCAAAGACCGCATTAGGTCGCATTGAACATAAGCCCGGAAAACCGAAGAAAAGCCATCAGGGCAACGGTCAGAACTCGCTGCCGCGTAAGAATAAAAAGAAGTACCGGGGGCAAGGTAAGGGCTAATGGATAGACACACCCGCAACAACTGGCGCAAGGTAAAACAAGCGCTGGAAGCTGCGGGTAAAACAGACTGCTGGTATTACCGCCGCGCTGTTGCTATCGAACGCACTGGCAAGGATCCATTAGAGCATCCAGTTTTTAAACCGGATAACGACAATTCATAGGTAAAATTGCCTGGTTGTTGTTATCCAACATTCATGATTAAGGCTGCTTCTGCTGCTATTGCTCTGATGGCAATTGCTGCACCTGCCGCTATGGCTGATGGGTTCTATGTGAACCCTGAATACAACCTTGGCTTTGCTGGTAATCAAACCTCTGGCGGTGGCGTCATTGACGCTCACGTCGGCTATGAGGCTGGCCCTTGGTACATCCAAGGCGGTCCCCAGGTTGTGTTCCCTGAAGGCGCAGCAACTGATTACCAGTTCTCTGCCAAAACTGGCCTGAGCGCTCCTGTCACCAAAGACGGCAAACTCAACCTTTACACCGAGGTGAGCATGGCCACTGGCGACAAAAGCAACAGCTACGGCCTCAAGCTCGGTTCTAAGTACAAGTTCTGAGCGACAGCATGGCCTGCTTCGGCGGGCCTCTGATCAGGCAATTGTGGCCAGCAACTACCTATCAGCCTTCTGGCGGGTGGTTGTCTGGCCCTGCCTTGCCAACCCTGATAACTGGCAATACTGTTGGCCGCCTGATTGGTTACTGCCTTATGTGCAGGATGCCTTCGAGTTCCTTACAGTCCCGCCATACGCCAACGAAAAGGCAATTCTCAATGCGCAAGATCATTGACACCATGGCCGTTGTCGGCTTTCTGCTCAGCGGTTCCATGACCGCAGCGCTGGTGATCTCTTATCTGCAGTTCGATAACTTCATGGACGAAAGCATGGAGCGCATCGGCGGCCAGGTGACTGAGCACATCGAAGCCGAACTAGAAGGCAAGATCAAAGATGTGATGCCCAAGCTGCCTGAAGCTACCGGCCCAGCTATGCCGTTCTGATGCCTGAGATCCCGTCTATCAGGATCCCTCAGGTTCGGCAGATACCGCCGCTCAACAACATCCCACAGGCCCAGAGCGTCACGCTAGAGCTGGGCTTTCCAATTATTGACATGCCAGGGTGTGTGGCGGTGCACCCTGATGCAAAGCTGAATCCAAGCCTGCTGCGGGATGATCCTGCCCGTACTGGCTACGCCTGCCCAGAGGGCCAGATCCCATCGTTTGAGCCGATGGACTTTACCGCTAATGAACTCAGATTTACAGAACCAAAGGCGCCGGCAAATTCAAATGAGGATGAGGACTCACAACCCTCAACCCCTCAATTACCGACAGTCCCGAGATTACCTAGAACAGATGCGGCGCCAGCTCAGACAACAGCACCACCACAACCAGAGGCGCCATTTATCAAACAGGCGCTCGACGGGCTCCCAGATGTGGGAAGCGTTGTCACCACCACCACTATTGCAGTGGTTGCCACTACTTCTGCGCTGGTGGCAAAACCTCTGGCTGAACTGATCCTGAAAACGATCAAACCAACCGTAAAAAAGGTGATGAAAAAGCTGGCGACCGCTAGGGGGCAAACGGTTGCTGTCGAATCGGTATGGGAGCGGCGACTGGTTCAGCGGGACCGGAACCGCGCAATACTTGCTTTGCGTCGGGCTTTGAAACCGTGATGCTATGCCGGTGAGGTAATACCTGGCCAGGCTTCGGCACTAAAGCCACATCAGAGCAGATGATTGCAAATTGAGATGATGGCTTAAACGTAATTCCTTTTTGTGCCAACTCACCACAATGGCGCAACCGGCTTAGCTCAAAGTCCAAACGTTTGTTAGCCAATAGCTGACGCTGCAATGCGGTTTCAGTATCCGCCGCAGCCTTGCATCGTTCTTGAATGCCACCATCCAACGGCATTGATAGCGTGATGCCAAAGCCCCAATTCCAGTTGTGGTTATTTTTCTGACGGCTCGGGATCTCTTGTGTGTAGAGGATGTTTCCTGGGTTGTCCGGTACGCCGTTTTCGTCATCGTCGGTGGGATCGTAATACGGGGTTCTTATCGTGCTTTCAAACGGCAGGGCATAAGACTTGCCGGCAGTAACAAACGGCGAAAAGTTTAGTGTTGGCCCTTGGCATTGAATGCCTTGGCTAAAACGTGCTGTAGGCCAGGCACCTGTCAGCTGTTGCACGGCGAGGTTAGACACCGAGCCAGAACTAGAGGCCACTGGCGCTGCTGTTGCATTGGCCTGCGCTAATGCCTGATTAGGCCACAGGGCTATTGCGCAAAGATAGAGGTAGTGTCGGTGGTGCTTTCTACGACGGTGGTTCGGGTTATGTCCGTGACCGTCTGAATGCCTGGGCCGGAATAACTTTCCACGAATTGAAAACTGGCGCCGGGGGTGATTAGTGACCATTCGGGTTTGTCTTCTAATTGCAGGCCAGTCCAAGTGCTATTAACACCGCTGACAGTTTGCGACTGTGTGGCCTCTGCACCTGGGGCAATACTTGTGCCACTGTGCTTTATACCAGAACCCGACGCGCTGTAGGTGTAGCCCGTAGCGAAATCAACGCTGCGGATAACCTCAGTGACCTGAGTGGTTGATTCTGTGTGACTAGAGGTTGTGCCTGACCGGAAGTTAGGAACCACCGGCACAGCTGCCACCGGATTAGCCAGCAGCAGCAACAGCAATGGCCAACGTCTCATCGAATCGTTAGCTCAGTGACCATTTGGCCGGTTGCGGTAGTACCTGCACCGCCAGCGGTAATGGTGACACCGTGTTGGCTATCAATGGTGCCGGCCAAGGATCCTGCAACACCGCCTGAGGTGGTAGTGGTGTCACCAAAGAGCGGCAGGCTGCCAACCACACCGCTGGTAACAGTGCTGCCCGTTGCGCTAGTGCTGTCGCCTTCTATGTAGCTGGTAGAGAACGAGAAGGCATCGCCGCTGGTGGCTTGAGTTGCACTGATGGTGGTGACAGCAGGGACACCGTTAGTAACAGCGCCAAAACCGCCAAGAGCGCCAGTAGTTGTTCCATCAGTAGTGGAAGCTCCCGAACCTGTGACTGAGTAGACAGTGGGCACTCGGGTTGCGGCGCTTGCGGCTCCATCGACTGTTAATTGGACGCTGGATTGGATTTTATGGCTTATGTCAGCTTGCGCAGGGGCTGATGCCAAAACCACAGCTAAAGCGAGAAACTTTTTCATTTTTCGGGAGTGGCTTTGCCTTGAACTTTAGGCTCTTCTTTTTTCTTGCGGTTGCTACCGACTGACAGGCCAAAGCTGGCTGCAGTACCGCTAAGGATTGACGCGGGATAAGTGGGGTCTAGCGATTGCTTAAAAACGCCAAGGTAATTAGCAGTAAGAATGGCCATCGCCCAGCCCAGCAGAACGATTTTGACGACATCGCCAAGGCGTGAGTTGTGTTCCTGTTCTTGCTTTTCCTCTGTCGCCATGATGTAGAGAGTGCTTTGTGATTGTGGTTGAGGTTGTTGGTGCGCTAGCTGGGGCTTCGGTAACGGTAGCGGCCATGAGCCTGACCAGCTACGGCAAACGATTCAACGAAAACCGAGACGCTGTAGTGCGGCTTACAACGTCGGTAGACAACATGGTTCACCGACTAGACGTACTGCACAAAGACATCAAATTGCGCGATGCAGAGGTGTTCGCAAGGTTGAGAGATCTTGAAGCAGCGGTAGCAAGACTGGAAGGATCACAGAAACATTCCTAGACTTCGCCCAGCTTTTAGATGGTCATGCTGCTTCTGGTTCGCCCCATCCTCTTCAAGTTCCTGCAGTCGAACGCTGTTAAAGAGCTTGTCATCGACATGCTGCGCAAGCTGGCCACCAAGACCGATAACACCGTTGACGATCGAATGGTTGATTTCATCGAAGCTAACTTGTTTCCTAGTGGCAAACCCGTAGCAGATGCTTGATTGGTTGGCCGCTTCGATGCTGCAACTCAATCAGTTTTTCGACCGCTTCTCAGGGCAGCCGCACCAACGTGCTGCGATTCAACAACTGGCAGAGGATATGCCACCGGAGCTGCTCAGCCACGATGCTGAGTGGTTCCAAATATGGAAGGCTGCAGGCAAAAGCACGGATGAATTTGCCTATGCACCGTATTACCACCAGCTAGACCTCCCCTCTGGGGAGAATCAATGCTTCACGTCAACCATGGCGATGCTGGCCGGCACGTTTGCGCTGGTAACAGATCAGTATGAGTATTACAAAGTACGCATGAAATATGGCCCCACTGAAGAGGTGGACAGCCACCTTAAGGCCATGTCAGAGCTTGGCGCCAAGGTTGAATTTGTGACCAATGGCACCGCTGATTTATTGATTGAAGAGGTGCGAGCGCAGCGGCCTGTAGCAGTCGGCTTTTTGCATAAAGGCAATATCGCAGACGGCAGACCAGCAGAAGGTTTTGGGCATTGGGCGCTAATAATAGGGATGAAAGAAGGGGAGTATTTTGTGCTGCATGATCCGCGTGGCAAGTATGACATGGCCACCGGCAAGCTGCTTGACTCAAATGGTTTTGCCGTCAGGTATGACTGGGAAGACTTTTTGCACCGCTGGGAAGTAGAAGGCCCAGGTAACGGCTGGGCAATGGTCATTGATGACCTTTCGTTGTAAACTACGCCGAGCCAAATTAGCTGCATGATTCTGCCTGATCACGAGATCCGCCGTCTGTGCGAAGAGCAGGCGATGGTTCTTCCATACAACAGCGATCTGCAGAATCCTGCCTCTCTAGATGTGGTCTTAGGTCCCCGCCTGATGGTGGAGGTAGAACACACCAGCGATCTGCAGTTAGTCGATATTTCGCATCACAGCCAAGAGGATCCGTACCTGCTGGCGCCTGGGGAGTTTGTGCTGGGCGAAACGCTGGAAACCTTCTGCCTGCCTGATGATGTGGCGGCACAGTTTGTGCTCAAGTCGTCTCGCGCTAGAAGCGGCCTAGAACACCTGCTGGCGGGTTACTGCGATCCTGGCTGGCACGGTTCCGTTTTGACCCTAGAGCTGCACAACAGCCGCCGCTTTTTCAATATTGGCCTGTGGCCTGGCATGAAGATTGGCCAAATGGTCTTCCATCGCCTAGAGACCATTCCTGATCGCACCTACGCCATTACTGGCCGCTACAACAACGACTCAACCGTTACCGCGTCTCGTGGCTAGGTTCTGAACATACATGTCGCAGGCTTGGCGGTAGTGCCACTCTGCTTGCCAATCCTGCTTGTGTTCTTTAACCATGCCGGCATAAGTGATTCTGTAGACGATACCTTCAGCCGTCATAATCTTTTCAAGCCTTGGCGGTTCCATACAGCTAGCCTTAAAACTCTGCCAGTTAGTCATGTCCTGGGGGCAGTGGATGGTTGTAAACCTAACCGAAGAAGAAGAATTTAGGATTGAATCACAAGCGCGAACGATTCTGCAACAGACTAAAGCCGAAGAGGTCACAAAATTGTGTGCCACTCTGATGAAACAAAATGCCTACCAGCAGAAGCTGATTAAGCAGGCGGCATTTTATATCAATGAAATCGAGTTAAAAGCTATTCTGGCCGACTCTGAGAATCAGTCGCCTAGCTGGTGGCATCAGCTCCTAGTGAAATGCGGGCTCTTTTAATCGTTGCGCCATTGTCAGCCGCAGAATCTTCATTGCCTTTTGCTTGCGCACGCCAACTGATTGACGGCAGAGGCTATGGCTTTTGGCAATCTCATCTAGCGTCATTGGCCGTGGCTGATTGATGCCATAGTGTTTAATGACAATATCCCTATCGAGTTCCTCTAGTCGAAAAAAGGCCAGGTTGAGTTGCTCGCTACGCTCAGTCTTCTCTACTTGGGTGTAGTCTTCCTCTTCGGTGCTGGTATCAGGAATCAGGTCAATTAGCGTCTTGCCGTCTTCCAGCATCATCTGATCAAGGCTGCGATGCGGGATGCTGCGCTCTAAGGCCATCCGCAAGCGGTCAACGCTGACGCCAAGGGTATTGGCGATGTATTCAATGCTTGGCGGCTTGCCATGCTCCTGAACGTAGTTCCGCTCTACCTCAAAGGCTTTGCCTACGAAATTGAGCATGTCCTGCGGCACCTTAATCAAACGGGCCTGGGTGGCCAGTGCTCGCGTGATGCCTTGCCTGATCCACCAGAAGGCATAAGTAGAGAACTTGTACCCCTTGGCGCCGTCGTACTTTTCAGCAGCACGATTTAGACCGACGTTCCCCTCTTGGATCAGGTCGATTAAATCCATGCCGCCGCCTTGCAGCTTGGGGATGTACTTTTTGGCGACGTTGACGACTAAGCGCAGATTGCACTTAATCATCTTTTCTTTTGCCCGTTCGCCAATCTTGATTTCGCGGCGCTCTTTGCTGGTCAGCTCACCTTCCTTTTGCTTTAGCTCTAGGCAGCGCTGAATCTGGCGTGAGAGCTGAATTTCCTGCTCAGCAGAAAGCAGGGGGTAACGACCGATTGCGTTGAGGTATTCAGAGAGCGAATCGGTAGCCATGAAAAGAATTGACCGGGGGTAACGTAGCAGGGATCAGGAAGAAATCAAACGATCGACATACCAAGCCGCTTTGCGGTAATCCTCTGCGCCATTTTTCAAGTCAGCCCGCCAGAGGTATTTAATGGCATTGCCACGGCAAAAGGCTTTGAAGCCATCAGGGCCTAGGGCTGCTTCTAAGGCGTCGATGCATTCGATGTGGCCTTGGTTGTAATGCGGTGGATTGGCCACCATGTCAAAAGGCATTCGCTAAATTGCTCCGGCAAACCATTTTTGAGGAATCTCTAAGCGTCCGCCGACGGCAGGCGACGGTGAGGGGGGGACTGCTCCGGCAAGCCCCCCACCTGCCACCCTCTTAGATCGTGCAACCTGGCTTGTCGTCAGGATCGCCAACGTTCAGAACGGCTTCGCAGCGCAGCAACCAAGCAGCGAATGCCACATGGCTGCTAACGCTCTGTTTGTTAGGTGGAGCGAAGGGGTAAGACTCCTCCCACCATTTACGAAACAGGGCCTCAAGATCCGCTTCGGTCATCATCGTTCAAGGTCTGTTGATGCAGCCCTGTGTATAACGCATGAAACGGGTGTTCGGGATTGTCGCGGCCATCTTCGACATAAAGACGCTCTAGGCGCTCTTGCCGCTTTAGCTCTTCAACGTGATCAACCATCAGAAGGGTTCCTTCTCTTCACGAGGGGGCAGGGTGAAATCTGACACGCTTACCTCAAGCGTGGTGCCTTGGGTGCCATCTTTCTTTGTGTAGGTGCTCAGCTTTCCTCTGCCAGCGATGGTGACCGCAGCACCCTTGGTGAGAAAACGCATGACCACATCAGCGCGACGACCCCAAACGGTGCAATTGACCCAGGTGGTTTCCTCTTTGCTGGTGTTGCACCCGATAGAGAATCGGGCGACCTGATCATCTCCGATGGTTTTAAGTTCTGGATCCCGACCGAGGCGGCCATGGGCTGTGATGTTCAGCATTTCAGTTAATGGGGGTGATGGACTTGGCCTCTTCAAATGCCAGCACGTCGGCCAGGTAATAGCGAACGCGAGGCTGGCCGGCTGCTACGCCGATCTTTGGCAGCATTTCCCACTTTGGCCCTTGTGGGTTGCCTTTGTTGGTGCTTTTGCGCCAGCCACGAACTGTAGCCGGGCTAAGGCCGTAGCGATGCGCTAATTGTGCTGTTGTCAAATAGGGTTTTGTGTCGTCAATCATTTAGCCAGCTGGGTTTCTTTTTCAAGCAGAGCCTGCATCAACTCTTGGTGTTCGGTGTCGTTCAAGTCGCCTTTTTTGTGCCGATCAGTTAGCCGTGCGCCAACGTCTTTCAACTCTTTGAGTGAAGAGGTGCCACGAATAACTTTCAGGCCGGCGATAGCTGTTTTGCCTAGCACTGCAGATTGCGGTTGGCTTTGCTGCACTGCTGGCTTTTGCTTGCTTGGTTGAGCAGCCGGAGCATCACCAGATGGCATGGTTTCATTGGCAGCACTCTGCACCTCTTCCTTGCTCCAAAGCTCATGGGCCAGGGAGAATGCAAAGCAAGCGCAGGCAGCCAAAGAGCGGCGGTGTGAATCGGTCAGAACCCGTGCGCTGATCTTGTCATAGGCAATCGGATTATTCCGATGGTCCATACAAGGAAAAGGGAAATCAGCGGTGACGATGCCATCAGGGCCAGTGAAATAGCCGACGACAAAGCCAGTGCCATCAGGCGCCTTGTGGATCAGCTCACCATCTGCATTAGGCCGCAGGTGATAGTCAAACCCAGGCGCGTGCTGGTGAAGCAGCTGGGCAGTTTTAGACCAGGCAACGTAAGACGCTTGAAAGCTGCCCGTGCCTTTCTTGTGTACGTCGTCAAGGGTGATGACGCCGGAGAGGTTAGGGATGGTCATGCGGGGAATACGTTGTGGGCAATTTCGGGCATTTGTTTGGGCGCTTTGAACACCTTCAGGCTGCGCTCCAAATACCAATCATTGAAGCACTTGGTAAGGCAAGAAATCCAAAGCTGCTGGACACTTGAGCCACCGCGCTGGGCAAAGATCGTGCGGTTTACGATTGCATTTCTGAAGGCCAGAACGGAGCTATCAGATGGCAGGTTGGCGCCAGTGGTCAACGCCTTGACGAAATCTTCAACTGTTGCTGGGTAGTGTTCTTTATCTAAAGCCAAGATGCAGAACGCGGTCAATGCACCGCGATTGATCATCTTGAAATTTTTCACCGAGTTGTAAACCAGGCGCACATAAGTATCTATGCGCAACTGATCCTGTAAGTAATACTGCTGTATTTGATCATTGCTGAAAACCATTTTGGCATTTGCCCAGCTACCTGTTTTGTGCTGTTTGGCCAGCATGATCAGGCGGATGGCAGCAGCGGCTTGGTTGTGTTGCGGTGCACCCAGCAGATAAAGGGTGTCGCCTGTAGACCGCTTCGAGCCCGTGTCAATCACGGTGAAGATGGACGGATCGCAGTCAGTGGCAAGCAGCACCGGCACGGCATGGCCTGCATCACGGATGGCAGCTAAACGATGTTGACCATCTAGCAGCTGGCCGTTGTTGCCGATGGCGATGCCTTGGCTGGTCAGCTTCCATTCACCCCGCTTGATTGATTCCGTTAGGTGCCTGACCTGACGGGGCTTCATTTTGCGGTTATGGCCGTTTTGATTGGCCAGCAGGTGTTGCGCCCATTCGGGCGTCATCTGCACAACTTCGAAATTGGGGGTGGTCATCAGAAATCCTCTGCAATGGTGCTGGTGTCGTAGGCCCAGGCAGGAAGGCTGAGCGAGGTGATTTCGGCGCTGTAGCCAGGCCAGTTGTCGTTTTCCCTGCAGCGCTTGATTCGGCGCAGGTCACGATCAGCTAGGCGCTGACCTTCGGCCAATGCATCGTCGTCTAGTTCGTAAACCCCGATGCTGTAGGGAAAGGTTTTCTCAACGGCGATAAAGACAAACCGGGTAGCGAAGGTGCCGGCCATGTAATGCGCCTGTTGGACGTGGTAGCGGAACTTGGCTACCGATCGTGCAAAGCCTGCTGGTGATGCGTCGGTAGTTGTCTTGAGATCAATGACCGTATCGCGGCACATCCAATCAGGCCGGCATTTGCAGCGCAATTCGGTGTCTAGATCAGTCCACCAGAAGGACTGCTCTGCCTTGCCATCGGAGAGCAATTCGCTGGCGATTGGGTGGCGCCTGACTGCTTCTGAGAGCTTTCCTGCCAATGCCCAATCAAGTGATGAAACAACTTCGATTCCCGCTGCTTCCAGCTCCGCTGCTCGCTCCTTTCCTGCCTTGGTGTTGCGTGGTGGACAAACAGCGAATCGGGCGTGCAATTCGTCGGGTTCGAGAACTGCACAATGGGCAAGAGTGCCAAAGCGCATTGCGCTAGTTGGCTCGACAGCAGGACGGTGGGGATCAACATATTTGCGGTAGTAGTTCTCCGGGCTGACGGCAACGGCATGGAGATGGGAGGCGCTGACGGAGGGGTCAGCGTGGTATTCGGCGTTAGTAATTGTCACCCGAGATCCTCGCTGTAGAAGTCTCCACGGGGGCCGTAAAGGCCCAGGATTTCAGGGAATGCCTGAAAGATGCGTTCGCGGTTTCTGAGGTCAGCTACGAGGCCGGCGCGTGCAAGTGCTTTGACAAATGCACCACCAAAATGTTGCGCGGTTAGCAGCGTGTGCCGCTCTTGCGATTCGGTCATTGTTTGTGGGGGTGGTAGCCAGAAGGCTGAGGAGAGATTACCAGGGGTGAACAGTGAATGCAAGTAAAATTTGGCACCCGTCGCAGCGGGTAGGGATAGGCCATTGCTACGGGGGTGGCGGTGGCTCTGTCCCGTTACTTCTGCAGGTAAGTGCAAGCGCGTTGAATACCGGCGTTGCAATCTGCGATGGTCATTTGATGCAGGCTGCTGTTGGCCTGATGTAG